CGCCTAGAACCGTTGCCATGTTTTCGCGTGCTGGGCGTATTGGTAACTCACGCGGTGCCAGAGTATTAACAGGCTCGCCGTTTCTGTGGGTAATCCGTGCCATGTGTTCATTGCCGGGAAATATGACGTAGTTACGTGTGCCTTCGCCTGCGGCGCGACTGCCGCCGTCGTAGTATTTGATGCCTGGGAAGCCTAGTGCTTGGATGCGTTGCGATATTTCAGCGTCCTTGCCTATGCCCGCCTTCGCTAGCGCATCGCCAACCGAAAGCCCTTTATTTCTTTCTAACCCTTTCAAGAAATCTCCAGCGTCTTCCGTGTCCGCATAGTTTTTGAATGCTTGGTTAAGTTTGCGTCGAATCGCGGATGTTTCATTGCCTCCAATGTAATCCAAAGCCAGTTCTTTCAGTCCGCCCGTATGCCATGCGTTGTATAAATCCCTATCATTATTGGCGTCTAATTCCATTTCATCGAACTTATTTTGCGCTGATTGCAATTTATGCTCAGGCACGCCGTCCAATTTGCCAATATAGTCCCTAACACTCTCCGGCTGCTCACTCAGCGGTACATTGAAATCGAGCATATTGGCTATGTGTTCGTCGGGTAGATCGACGGTGTAGAGGTGGCCTGCGTTATTTACTGCATCGCGTAACTCGTCTGAAGGATCCCAATTACTCAAGTTCTTGGAATACGCCGCCGATATCGCCTGCGATGGGTAATCAAATCCTAGCCAATCGTCTTTTTCTAACGCCCGGATAACTGCCTCTTGATTTTCGGAAAATCGCCCAGTTCCCATGAGATCGATCAAGTCTTCGAACTCGCTATCTTCGGGCAAATCTTCAAGGAATTTGCGCTTAGTGTCTGCAAAAGAAGTAGCTCTTTGATAAGTTCCCGCCACATCAGTATTGTCAGCCAAATACGGTGCGCCATATCCATAAGCTTGATTGCCTTCACCTGTGCCAATGTGCGCACTGTCGAATTTGTCGAATTTGTGCGGGCTGCCGTGGTATACGGTGGCGTCGATAAGCGAATTAACCGGATCGCCTATTGCTGTGCGCGCACCCATGCCGCCTACGGCTTGCTCGAATGCTTCTCCCCAGCCACTGCCAGTGGTGTCGGCGTATCCTGGGCCTTTTAAAGCCTTGCCTAGCAATCCTGCTGTGGTAGCCAAGCCTCCGGCTATTGCGGCTCCTGGGATAAAATCTAGGGCGTCTGTAGCTAGGCCAAACTTGGCTAGATCCTTGTCGGTGACATTGAACGATGGGCGCTGCCCGGATTGCCTACCTGTGTCACGTCGGCCCAGCGAAAACAACGTCGTTTCTTCTGGCAATTGGAGCGTAGCCAAATCTTCCTGCGTGTATCCAGAAGCGCCACCACCGACATACGGGAGCATCGAAATCGGCACGCGGGCAACGGCGCTCGACTCGGCCAAAGGATGATTAATCCCTAACGTATTGCGCGACTCGGTGCGCTCGCCCATTCTCTGCGGTTGCCGTAAGCGTGTAGACAAGAAATTCGACACTTCGTCGTAACTTTTCTTGATAGCTGCGAGTGCGTTCTTCACAGCGGGTTAATCCATGCGCCAACAAAAACACGTTTGACAGCATCAGTGCACCGAAGGCGGAACACTAGATCAAATCCTCTACCTAAACGGCGATAAATGGCGCGTTTGGCGTATTCGCCGATCTTCCCAATGCTTGTCGTCTTTTCGTTGCCCCAGCTATGTCCACCGTCTTTCGAGATGAACAAGGAAAGTTGTGGATCTAGCCCGGCCTCGTTGCCAACACCTGTCTCCATATCCACCCATAAACGGCTTATTTGGATCGGCTTCTCGTCGAATATATGCCTGCCTTGGAATTCAACAGCAAAAGGAAACCCGGCATCGGTGTGTGTTGATTTGTCGTGAACGTACAACCTTCCATCTTCGAAATCGGAGACATATACGCTGCCGTTAAAAGCCACACCTATCTCACCTCGATGTCTCGCTCCCAGAGTTCCTGATGACAACTCGCTCCACAGATTCGTTACGCCGTCGTATAGCCACGTTTTGCCATCAGTCGGGAAGTTCAACTGGTAGAAAGGATGGCCGTCGTGCACATAACTGTAAGCAGTAGCGTTGTTCGTGGTGTAACCGTTTAAAAGCGTTTCTAACTCTGGATTGGAAATCGTAGCGTATTGGAATCCATCAATTCGGATAACCTTAACTTGTCCCTGCTGAGGGTTGATAGCCAGCATGACAGTCGAGGATTCTCCAAAGCGTGCCGCCGACCAGGGTGCTTCTAAACCTAACTCGATCACGCCTCCCGACACTCTCTCGTAGGGAAACGCGGCACCAGTGTTATTCCACATTTCAATTGATGATGATCCGGCTAGCAGGATCTCTGTGGAGTTGTCGAGAATTCGTAATAAATCGTCCGGTGTTTTCTCCGCTGTGGCGAAATCCAGCGCATCCCAATCGGTGCCGTCATCTGTCGCGCTTAGATAAAACTGCCCGGTTCCCGGCCTTGGAACGATAAAGAAGCCATCGTGATACACGGTAAATTCGGCGGCATCGTAGTATTGGGCATCGGTGATAGCTGCGAGCGTTGTCGAAGCGATGGTGTACGTGTATCCCGCAGTGCCATCTGTGAGATGCAACTGCCCACCAACACCACCAATCGCGCTCTGGTTGTGCGCCATGTCCACTCTGCCGGTGGTTGTCGAGAGCGTGCCTCGGCTGGTTTTAACACCTGCGCCGGTGACACTCCACAACGTGCCTCGATGGACTACGTATAAAAGCCCACCAGCCACCAACATCCCACGGATAGGCGTGTCGCCGAAATCTGCAAACAAAGCCAAGCCCACTCGCTCATGCAGCGAGATCATCGTTTTATCTTCTTGGGCCTGTATATCCATGTACAGATTCATGCGCCGCTGTGCCGACACATTCGACGACTTGCCTTGTAACCCAATCCCTATGATCGGGTATCTCATTGTCGATCAGTATTTATGTTGTAACGACTGCCGCCCAAATAGGCCGGTTCGAGTTCCGCCAACGGCTCTTTTACGTTTAGCCTTTTGACAGAGTTTGCCGACCCTCTCGCAATAGTAGCAACCTCGGGCGGTACGGCAACACCGAACAACGCGGCCAATCGAATAGCCAAGTTATAAGCGATCATCTCGCGATAACCAACAGGCACGTCCACCTCTGTATCTAACGTCGCCAACTGGCTTAATTGCTCCGGCGAATGTAAAAACACTGCCAGAGTTGACGACGGCACAGGCCAGATAAACAACGTGCCCAGCGGATAACTCGGCTCGTAATAAAGATACTCGGGAATGTCAGAACTCGATCCCTTCAGCACGATCCCGCTATACGCCGCGCGGTTTTTAAGCATTTTCAACCTATAATCCTGATTGGTGAAAATACGGATGAACGTGCTTTCGCTTATCTCCGTCGGCCTTGTTGTGTCAAAGTTCCCGCTGGCTCCAATCGTGCGGCTCTGGGTTGATGCAGGCCACGACAGTTCCTCTTCTTTTTGCGCATACAGGTACAGCCCTGGAATACTAAAAGAATCCAGCATGTCATTGAGCGCATCCAGCGAGTCAGCCATTTCCGCCGCTGTCGGCGTTTCGCCTGAGTCGATGATATGACCCAATCCGAGAGATCGTGTGATTAAAGCGCGTGCTGTTGCCATTTAAGCCGAGGGCGAGTTGCCCCGCCCCCACTCCATTTAGCTAGTGATACGACACGCCAACTCGGGCCGAATTGCCTTGTAGCCGTAGAGGATATCTATTCGGCAAGGTATCTTATCCGTGGCGATATCGTACTGCCGCACAATCCGTAGGCTGATTCCGTCGAACTGCTTCCGAGCCGCAAAGTCCACGCTTTCCGGCATCACCAAGTCACCCGTGGCGAATGCAAAAGCATCCTTGTGGTATGCCAAGTTTTGCGCGTAGCTTGTGGACGCCGAACCCAATGCAGTCACCGCCGCGTTATCTGCCGGCAAGGAGTCAACATTCTGGCGTGCGCCACTGCTGTGCAATGTCGGAGAGAACGTCACGAGGGTAGTCGTTGCTGCTGTAACAACAAACTGTTTTTCGTGGGTATAAGCCACTTTTGTCTCTTGGTGCACATCAAGAACACCCGCAATTGTGAACACCGAACCAACAGCGAGCGCTGCGGTAAATCCGTCAACGATCAACGTAGAGGCACCAGTAGCCGCTGACGCGTCATTGACGGCACCGGCCACATCTGCGCCGTTAGTGTGCACATATCCTCGATCATTTTCATGCCAATCGAATCCCGCGCTCCGTCCC